ATCAAACGTACAAGACGTATAGGAGTAACACATGAGTGAAATAAGAGTAGATACGATATCCGAGAAGACATCAGCTAATGGTGTTGCTATTGATAGTGTAACATTAAAAGACGGAACAATTACATCAACTGTTGCTGACAATTCAGATAATTTAACATTAATATCAACGGATGCTGATGCAAATGCTGGACCAAATTTAAGATTATATAGAAACTCTAGCTCACCAGCAGACCACGATATAGTGGGACAAATAGATTTTGAAGGAAGAAATGATAATTCAGAAGATATAGTTTATGCAAAAATGTTTGGTTCTCCTAAAGATGTTTCCGATGGCACTGAAGATGGTGGCTTTTTTCTTCATACAATGTTAGCTGGATCTGATGTTAGTCGTATGGGAATGAGCAGTTCACAGACTGTATTTAATGATGACTCAAAAGACATAGACTTCCGAGTAGAGACTGATAGTCAAACTCATGGTTTATTTGTTGACGCTGGTAACAACATGGTGGCAGTAAATAACAGCACCTATGATAACGCACAATTCAAAGTTCAACAAGACACTGCTGATAAATTAATAGCTAGGTTTGAACATCATAACGGATCTGGAAATAACTTTGGCTTAAGAATTGAACATAAAGGACAAGCACCTGATAATAACACTTCTGATTTTCTAGTATGTGGTGATACAGGAGCTTCTAGATTGATTATTTTTTCTGATGGAGATATTCAAAATCACGATAACGCTTATACTGCAATATCCGATGAAAGACTAAAAGAACAAATAAAAGATTCTGATTCACAATGGAACGACATTAAATCAGTTAAAGTGAAAAAATTTAAATTTAAATCTGATATATCTGATAAAGGAGATAGTGACTCCTTATGGAGATTAGGTGTAGTTGCACAAGATCTTGAAGCAGCAGGAATGAATGGGTTAGTAAAATCAGAAGTTTTATTTGAAGCTGATGATCCAGATTTAAAAGACAATAATGTTGGTGATATTAAACACTATAAAAGTGCAAAATATTCTATTTTGTACATGAAAGCCATCAAAGCATTACAAGAAGCTATGACAAGAATAGAAACATTAGAAGCTGAAGTAACGGCACTTAAAGGGTAATAAATGGAACAAGAAAACAGAGAAGCTATTATCCGTATAGAGGGTAAGCTAGAACTGTTAGATCAAAAACTAACAACTCTGAAAGACAATCATTTATGTCATATTGAAAAAGATATGAGACAACTGAGAACTCTTGTATGGTTTATAGGAACTACTGTTTTCTTACAAATGTGTTATTTAATAATTAGGACTTTGATGTAATTTGCACGTATTTAGAAAATCAAGTACAAAACATTTATGTCTAATAAGTGCATACTTATAATTTCAGATACTCATTCACCATATCACCACCCTGATCTAATTCCTTTCCTTTCTGCTATCAGGAGAAAATACAAACCTGATAGAGTGGTGCATATTGGTGATGAGTGTGATAAACATGGATTAAATTTTCATGGTCAAGATAGTGACTTACCAAGTGCAGGTGATGAACTTGAACAAGCTAGAGTTACTATTCATCAGATAGAAAAGTTGTGGCCAAAGATTGATTTATTACACTCAAATCATGGCAGCCTTGCATATCGCAGAGCGTTTAAAGCAGGACTACCAAGAGCATACATGCGTGGTTATAACGAAGTGTTAGAGGTAGGACCAGGCTGGAAGTGGCACAGTGAACTTACAATCCGATTGCCAGATGGCAATGACGTTCACTTTCATCATGGCAAATCAGCAAACATTATGGCCGTTGGACAAAAACAAGGCACATGTTATGTGCAGGGTCATTTTCATACCAAGTATGGCATTTCTTATTGGGGCAACCCATCATCCTTGCTGTGGGCCATGCAGGTAGGGTGTCTAATTGATAAGGATGCTTTGGCTTTTGCTTATGATAAAGTATTCAAAGATAGGCCTATTATTGGGTGTGGTATTATTATAGATAGCCAGCCAAAATTGTTACCTATGGTATTGAACAAAGGTGGAAGATGGAATAAAGTGTGTCCGTGAAGACACTAGAAAAACAAATAAAAGGCGACCACTACATAAAATTTCGCATACAGCCAGCAGAGTTTATCAATAAAAACAACTTACTGTGGGCAGAAGCTAACGTAATTAAGTACGTTTGCCGTCATAAAATGAAGGGTAAAAAAGAGGATATAGAAAAAGCTATACACTACCTGGAAATGATAATAGAAAGAGATTATGAGTAACGTGGCTAGAATGGAAATACCAAATAGAATGCAATGTATAACTTTTCCATTAAATATAGATAATGTATTTTATAGGGTTACATTGGATTACATAACCACAAAAACTGGTATAACTGTTGTAGCTGTATGGGTGCGAACAAAGAAATCAGAGTCAACATTAGATAGAGAAGCACGTAGCGATGGTAAAGCAACTTCTTTGTTGTTGCAGTTTGGCTGTGGATTAAAAGAGATGGTAGATACTTTTACGAGAGACAATGTTATAGGCTCAGTCGTTTGGTATATACAAAAAAATTTACAAGATATATTAGAAGGCAATCAACCTGACAAGTTACCACAATTATCTACACAACCGTCAGGATATACAATTAAATAAAATAGGAGGTTTCAATGGGTATTCCCTTTGAGATGATTACTATGCTCGGCTCTACCGTGTTGGGTGGGGTGATGAGTATTTGGTCACAAAGTATTAAAGCAAAACAAGCACAACAAAAGATGATGCTTGAAAGAGCTGAAGTTCAAACAGCAGCATTTAAAGATGCTAGAGAATATGAAAACGTAGGCTTTCAATGGACACGCAGAATAATTGCACTTACAGCAATATTTGCAATTATTGTATTGCCAAAGATATTACCTTTGATAGATCCACAGGCGCAAGTTATAGTGGGTTACTTAGAATTTAAACCTGGGTTCCTTTTCTTTGAAGGCAAAGAAGTTATGCAATGGGTTCCTATGGCAGCGAGAGGAATAGTAATCACACCGCTAGATACGAATTTAGTTGCAGCGATCACAGGATTATACTTTGGTGGTAGTCTGGTTAAAAAATGATCTGGATAATTACGGCCATGTTATGGCATGTTGATGTTGAAGGACCATCTTATAGTACATATTCTGAACAGACGTTCAGTGGTAAAGTTGAGTGTTTAGATTATGTTTTCTGGAACAAAGCTGAATTGGTTTATAAACTTGCAGAAGTTCACGGTGAAAGAGATGGACAAAACCTTAGAACATGGGCATTTTTTTGTGAAGGTAGAGAGCTAGACGAAGTATGAAAGATGAAGTAAGAGTATCAGATAGCACGGCTATCTCCATGCCTGTTCGAAATTTACTTAGTATTATAGCTGCTGTGGCTGTTGGTGTATGGGCATATTTTGGAATTGAGCAGAGGTTGAATATAGTGGAAACTGAATTGCAATTGATGAACGCTGATTTACTTAAAGCAGCAGAGCAAAAGCCAATTGACCAAGAACAATACATGTTGTTAGAGTTTCTCTCTAAAGAACACGATAAATTAAAAACAGACGTAGAAGACAAGTTACCTATGATAGATAAAGTAGATATGCACTCACAGTTTCTTGAAGACAGAGTAATAGATTTGGAGTCGTTGACTGATAAACTTAGAGGTAACGGACATGATTGAGGTAGTGTTCGCAATATTAATGATTCAAAACGGTTCGGTAATTGAGTATGTACCAACTGACGGCATGACCGACTGTTTGAAACAGCGCAGAGTTATTGAACGTAACATCGGAGCTAATCAAGATGGTATGGTAATGCAATGCAAAGAAGTAAAAGCAGAGCTGTATGAAGATATGGGCAGGCTTAAAATCAAAAAGATATATGACTAATGAGGAGAGTAAAAAATGTTAAACTTGGAAACTGTGAAAAATGCAATAAAGAAATCTGGAGATTTGGCACTCCGTTTGTTGTGGAAGAAAGCAATATTATCTATAAAAGATACCTTTGTCACGATCCTTACAAAAGTAAAGAAGAAGATTGCTTCACTTCGTATCTTCAAGTATAAATAAGGGGGAGCGGTAACTCCCCCCATGGTTTATTTTAGCGTTTGCGTCTGTTATCTGCAATTTCAAGACCGCATCCGCCTCTGAACTTAATGTTTACATTGTAAAGAGATTCAAAACCATCTTTCTCTTCACACCATTGTAAAACATTTAGGAGAACCCACTGATCTTCAGGATCATTAAGATCTCCCCATGTTTGAACTAAGAACCTATGTTTTTTAGTTTCGTCTATTTTAAGTTCTTTAGTTCCAGCTAGAAAGTAACTCATAAAATCACCTCCTTTCTGACACACTTGTGCCAAAGGCATTATAAAACAAAATTGTGGCAAAATTATGGCAACAATTTTTGGCTTAAAACTTAAAAGCAAAAAACCTTTTAAGTATCTCTGTTGGATTAATGTTGTCTCGTTCTAACATATCCCTATACAGATTGAATACCCATTCAGGATTAAGATTGGCCAAATGGCAAACTAATTGAAACTGTTCATCTTTCTTTTCAAACCACATGCGTGCTTCTACACAGTCTAATAAGTGTAATGTTCTTTGTTTTGATATTCTGAAATCTTTACTGTCTACGAAATCGTAGTAAATTCTATGGTTAGGTGCTTTGCGCTCAACGATGCTGACATCATTAAAGTCCATACGTGAGTCATGTAAAGCCACTATAATAACAGAGACCCATAGTTGGATTTCTGGTGTCATTTCTGGTTTGTTCTGGTGATGTTCTTGGTTTGTTTTCACTCATAGAACTAACCATAATTTACACACTCTGTCTACGATTTGACTGTATGGTCAAAATAAACCTATATCAACGATGTTTTATTTTGGTTCATATACACCATCAGTTTTTGATCGTATAATTTAGCTTTATCTCTTAAAAGAAACCACTGCTCATCGGCACGTGTAATTTTTTCATGGAAGTCTTTGGCCTCTTTAGAGGCTTTAGCATCATTCATTCTTGCGCTTTGAGAATTACTTGTTTGTTTGTTGGCAATGATTGCCTCCTCATTAGGTTTCCATCTGTTTAAAGATTTTGCCTTTGCTTCAGCTATGGCTGACTCTTTCGTCTGCAATTGTTTCTCTTTCCAATCAAAAATCTCTTGTACTTCTTTTGCACTTACAATCTCAATCATAAATATTTCCTAACATTGATCGTCTTCATCGCTTTCAATATAAGCATCAGCAATGACCTCTGATACTATATCTCTATGAGAAAGTTTTTCTTTGTATTCAGATATAGTTTCATATTTTGGTTTAGCTTTATTTAATCTTTCACCCAAAGATTTTAGGCGTTCAGTGTATTCATCAATTTTATTTTTTGGTATATCTGACATAATTATTTCTCTGGTTTAATTGATTCATCTATTGTTTGTTGCAATCTATCAAAATTTTGTCCTAATCTTTTTGCATCTTCCATCAAAAAATTAAGTGAAGATTTAATACGATCAATCCTAGACATTAGTTCAAGATAATTTAAGTTTGTTTTCATATCCTTGCTCATGTGTACTCCTATAATAAATTACATTCTTCTTGTTTTAAATATAAACAAGCTGGTAGATATGTCTTTCCTATCGCTTTCTGATAGCACTCTAAGCACTTCACTAGAATTTACAGTTTGCCAACAATCTTCATAAATTTTCAATAAATCTGTGTTAGATACATCTTTTTGACCGTCCTGGTTTAAGGTTGAGTTAGTAACATATTTTGTTTGACCATTAGATTTAGCTTGATTTTTAACTTCAGGCTCATCATCCTGAATGTTTTCGACTTCAGGTTCATCGTCATCTTCAAGCCAACCGCTAACAATTGCTTTGGAAATAAAATTTTTACCTGCATTTTTGCCAGATTTATGAACGGCTGATTCACCTTTTGCCTGCACTAAGAGACTCTCATTTGGTCCTAAATCCTTGAGTTCTTGAGCAAATTTGCTCATATCATACTTTGTATAACCTCTGTGATCTGTGTTTTTCATATCGTTTATAATAAAATACCAGTTTGGCTCTTTAGGGTCTGTAGTATAATCATTTAAAACTTTTAACTTACCTTGTGTTTTATAATTATAAACGGTTGTTTTTTCTTTTTTAGACATGTTTTCTGACATTTTTCTTAACTTTCCTTTCCTTTTTATGTAGCCATTGATAAGTTTGTAAAACAGATTTGACAGCTTTAATATCTGCTTTTGTTACTTCAACAGCTTTAGTTTTTAATTTGCCAGTCTTTGGTGCATTGACTATAACCAATCTTTTACAGTCAAAGCCAAACTCTTCATTCAAAGCTAATATATAAAACATACATTGCATGATATGACTTTTGTAAATGCCAGAACTAGATTTCCAATCAAATACAACAACCTCACCTGTCATTGCATCTCTCATAACAGCGTCAACAGTTCCACAAAACTTTGATGAGTGGTAGCATACTCTTTCTAAGAACATGACTTCATAGAAATTTTTATTAACATCCCACCACTCTTTAAATAAATTAAAGCTGTGTTTTATTTGCTCGTTGTGTATTTCAGGCTCAGTTTCGGTCTCGATATATCTTTCAATGTGGTAGTGAACATTTGATCCAATATCGCCTGCCTTTTCCAATGTGTTTCGATGAGCTGTTTTGATTTGCTGATAGATTTCTTTCTTTTGTATCTCGTCATATTTTTTACCAACTTCAACCAAACTATCAAATTTGTCTGCTGAACAATTTCCAGACCAGATAACTAATGGTTGACTGTCTGTTAGAAGTTTAACAATATTTGTTACATTCGGTATTTGTTCGTCTTCAATAAAGTATTTATGTGTATCGCTGTAAAATTTAATTTTAACTTTAGGATTGCCTACAAAGAATTCTTTAAGTGTCATTGCATTATATAATAAATTATATTATTAAGTTTATATATTTGTTCTATATATGAATTAAATAATATTATATAATAGATTTGAGTTAGATGGACCTGTCAAGTAAAAAATTTACAGTAAACACAATTTTGAAAAATGTAGCTAAAAATCGCAGTTTACGGTACAATTCTTATAAATCAAAACCACATTGGACCATGCAAATAGCTTTACAAATGAAAAAAAAGTTATCCAGAGCAGACTATGAAGTGTGGATAAAAAAGTATATGATGGAGCTTGATGCAAAAAGAAGACAAGAGACTCGTTGAGTATAGGGGTGAAGGCCAACTTAGGGCCTACAATGCAAGGGAGTCAGAAATTGCTTACTTGGCTAGCAAAAGAATTCTTACACAGTTAGAAACAGAGTGCGCTGAAAAATACAGATATTACTATGAAAGAGCTTTACTAATCAGCAGAGGCAACGACTTAGTAACTGACTATGGTTGCCGCATAGATGGGTCAAAATCCATAGGAACTGGTGAAGGTAGGCTAGATGCCATTAGAGAGCTAAATCGCATTAATAAGGCCATTGGTGAGCGATATGTGCCTATTCTATTCGATATATGTGGGGTTGGATATACCATAAAACAATTTAGCAATAAGACTGGTATTGGTCCACGAAAAGTAAGTCGTTTACTGAAAGAAGGTCTATCTATGGCCATGTACCCACTAGGCCTTAAATCGCAGCCTAACACAATAAGATAATGCCCATATATAGAAACCCTAAATACCTGAAATATGTCAGGGATAATTACCCATGCTCGGTTTGTGGTACAGATCAAGACATACAAGCGCACCATATAACTTTTGCTGAACCTAGAGGTATAGGCATGAAAAACTCTGATCGTTATGTAGTGCCGATATGCCCCCTACATCATTACGAATTACATACTTATGGTGAAAAATCTTACTGGAAGAAAAAAGGATTAGACCCTTTACTGTATTCTCATTTGCTTTATAAGAAGTTTGTGGGTTAGAGTAAAAAACCTTATAAAAAAACTCTAACCCAATCAAGGGGATTTTTTTTCTCTTCTACGTTTGAGCGAGCAGCTCGATATTATGTTAGACCAAAAATCGGAGGTCAGCAAGTGCAAATATTGTAATAAAACCCTCCATTTATGGGATAATTTTATTATAGATCACTTAAGACCCCCTAATTATTACCATCAATCTTGTTTGAAAAGATATATTTCTAAGCACGATGGCTTGCATCGTAGCAGGAAATAAGTTAATTTCTATAAACTGGATACAAATATGGCTAAACAAAAAAGCAAGCCCACAATATCTCGTATGCCGAATTCAGAAACCTTCCTAAAAGAAACAGACATCGACCAACTAGCAGATACATTTTTCAGGTCAGAAACCTTAAATAAATTTGGAAGAGAACAAGGCCGTAAAATTGCTAAAGCCATGGCGTTATCGCTAGTAACTAGCCAATACCTGGATATGTTGATGCTAGAAACAACAGAACCAGAATTGGAACTTCAACTTTATGAACTCGAAATCTCGCCAACACTCCACTAAATTACCTAACAAAGTTAAAATAGGTTATCGAGATATAGACATTGAATATGTTGGTCCAGATTTTAAGAATGATGCCTTAACGGATAGTTATGGTGAATATTATAACAGACAAGGACTAATTAAACTTCAGGATTCTATTTGTGGTCAGGAAATGTGTAATAGTTTATTCCATGAATGCCTACATGCCATAGTATATGGCTCTGGTCTCAACCAAGCAAACGGACCATTGAAGGAAGATGATGCAGAAGAATTAACAGTTAATCAAATAACTAACTATCTTATGGGTATGTTTAGAGATAATCCTTGGTTTATGGACTTCATCAAAGAAAATATTAACAAAACTTAAATATTGCGCTTGTCATTCTCTAATTTTATTCTTAGATTATTGAATGCCTGAACCAACAAATCCACTTCTGCTATATTTAATAGCAGTTTTTTGTTGCTTGGGTATATTGTATTTAGATTTTCTTTTGTCAATTTAACACACTCAGCTATGGTGTTATTAAGATCTTCTAATCTATGAGTATCGGCAAAATAAAAGGCCTTGTATTTACCCTTCATTCTTCTAACAAATAAAATCTATCATGAGTAAAGCCATGTTCTACTTTGGCAATTCTGTTAAGATCATCCATAACTTTTGTAATATCTTTTAGATTTTTACTAGCTTGTATTATGTTTTTGTTACCATGAGAACACAAGTGCCATTTTTTATTCTCAGATTTAATTAAAACTACATCACCCATTTTTTTTTACTTCATTCACGTAATTTTCATAAGTATCCGAAACACTTGAAACCAACTCAACATAAACTTTCATGTTAATAAAACCCTCTCTGTATTCCCTAGTATGCTCTATAATTTTAAGCATGTATGGACTAAAATAAACTTTTCTATTTTCATTCATTATGTTTAAGTTTTTTTTCTAGGTTTTCTTTCATTAAAAGACATTTTAAATGAAACTGTTAAATTAACTTCATTATCAGTGCCGTATATTTCACCGTTACAAAGATCAACAAAATCACAGTCAACGCCTTCTGGTCTACTTAACATCCATGAAGAAAATTTTTCCATTATTGTTTTATTGTCATCAGTCATTTTTACCCCCTTTAGATAGTAAATAATAATATTAATACAAAACCTATTATTGTTAGTGCTAAAAGTCTAGCTTTATTCTCAGTCATATTTTTTTATGTGTTCCAGCTTGCCAA